CCGGGATGTAACTGGAACGGGAGATGGCATGAGCGATAGTGTCCCTGCTAATATAGAAGGTGTGCAGGAGGCTCGTTTAGCCGACGGTGAATTTGTAATCCCAGCTGATGTCGTTGCTGATATTGGTAATGGGTCAAGCGATGCAGGGTCTAAAAAACTCTATGACATGATGGATCGTATCCGCATGGCTCGGCATGGCACAAAAGAACAACCCCCAGAAATCAAGGCCGAGCGCCTGATGCCTGCATAAAGGAAAGAATCATGGCTCAAGTCGGACAAGTTGCAATATCCTCAGACATCCCCAGTGCGCTAAGGGAGTTTTACACTGGCACCCCAGAAAAACGCGAAGAAGGGCTTATACCTCGTGCTGTAGCCGAAATATACCCACAAGGGTTAACAGGTGCAGAAGCATACGCCCAGCGTTTCCAACCTCTTATTGAACAGGGTCTTGTTGGTGCTGGTACGATTGCTCCGATGTCGCAGTTTCAGCAGGGGGTTGGTACTCAGCTTGCCGGGATGACTGCTCCTAGTCAGTATGCTCTTGGCACTCAAGCGGGTCAAGCTAGTGCAGCTGGACTCCAAGCTCTTTTAGGTGTGCAGGCCCCTGAGTTTACGTCTGCCGCAGCACAGCAATACATGTCGCCATACATGCAGAACGTGGTGGACATCCAGCAAAGGCAAGCTATCGAAGCCGCTCGTCAAGCCCAGCTCGGTGGTAATTTAGCCGCAGCCAGACAGGGTACTTATGGCGGTGCGAGGCAGGCTCTTTTACAAGCTCAGCGTGAATCAGGTCTTCGTACTCAGTTAGGTGATATTCAGGCTCAGGGTCTTCAGCGTGCTTATGAGCAAGCAGCCAATCAATTTGGTCAAGATCGTGCGGCTGGGTTCCAAGCAGCTCAGGCACGACAGGCAGCAGCTCAAGGTCTTGGTAGCTTAGCTCAAACCTTTGGTGGCCTCGGTACCCAACAGCTTGCTGGTGAACTTGATATTCTTAAGACGCAAGGTGCGTTTGGTGATCTTCAGCGTTCTGTTACACAGCAACAAATGGATGCACAGCGTCAGGCACTTCAAGATCAGGCTCAGTACGGCATGACTCAGGTAGGCCAGTTTTCCAACTTGCTGCGTGGTATACCGCTTTCAGACACAACCCAGACTTCAACTACCCCACCACCCTCGTTTGCTAGTCAGCTTACAGGACTGGGTATACAGGGTCTTGGACTTTATAATCTCCTTGGTGGAGGTCAATAATGAGTATCGCAAGAATCGCCGAAACGATTGAGAATCCGTCGGTGCCGCAACTTTTAGCTGCGTATCCTACTAAAGATGCATTTGATACTGCCTTTAGAGCGGGCAAAATAAAGCGGACTCAAGAATCTGGAGCTGTAGCAAATATTTTTAACCGCATAGTGGATGATGCTCTGGCTAAACAAGCACAGGTAAAAGCTCAAACCACTGTGATGCAAGATTTAACAGCGCCTAGACAACCAATGGGTCTAGTTGCTGCCGCTCAACCACAGGCACCTCAACAACCCCAGATGCAGCAGCCCGTTATGGCAAGGGGTGGTGGACTTACCCGTATTCCTATCCGTGACAATATGTACGAGATGGCTGGCGGTGGTATTGTTGCTTTCCAGAAAGGTGGGGAGCCTGAAGCGCCTACTGGCTTTGCTGGATTTTTGGATAGGATGTTTGGCGAGTCTCGCCGCCCAATGCCACTTACCGCACGCAGAGAAGAGTTAACTGAAGAAGAACTCAAAGAGTATGAGCGGTTAAAAAATTTAGGTCTTTTGGATAGCGCAAAAGAAACCGCTGACAAATTAGGCGTAGGGCTTCAAGATTTTATAAAAGACGTAGTAAGCACACAGAAAAAAGCTGTTGGGTCTGTAGTCAATCCTGTTATAGATTATTTTTCTCAATCAAAGTCGCTACGTGAAAGGTTGTCACCAACACCTTCAATGCCAGAAGAACCTGGGTATGTACCACAGGCTAGTGCAGCAACTCCGGGTATGGTTGATCCATTTAGCGCAACAGAAACCTCCACTGGCGACCCTGCATTATCCGCCCAAGCAAGTCGTAACAGAGAAGCTTTAGCTGCTGCTCAACAAACAAATCCTATGGCAGGTACGGAAACTACAAAAGTGCCAACCACCCAACAAGCTGCTGCTCAACAAGCTGCCGTACAACCACCTGTAACGGAAAAAGTTCCAGAAAAGAAAACTATGGAACAGCTAATAGCAGAACGAACAGCTCTTTATGGCGAAGATCCACGTAAAGCAGCTATGAAAGCCGCACTAGAGAAAGCGGGTAAAGAGTCTGAATCCGATAGGATTTTAGATGCACTCAGGCTTATCAGTGCAGGAGAAGAAAAACGCACTAAGGGCACTACTAAAGAATTAGAGTCTGTCATAGCTGCCAAAGAGAAAAAGAAAGCCGCTGCGGAACAAAGAGCCTATAAAGCTGCTGACATTGAGGGCATGGACTATGACACTAGGAGAAAGGCTATTGATTCCATCCTTAGTGAAAGTCGTGAAGACATGAAGAGCAAAGCAGATCGTGACTTTAGAGTGAATCTGCTTGCTCAAGAACTTACGGCAAAAGAAGGACTGTCCAAAAAGGAAATTGCGGCCCGTATACAAATTGCTCAAATTGCGGCAGACAGCAGACCCGAACAATTTTTGGTTAAAGCTCTTGAAATACTTGAAAAAGGAACCGATGCACAGAAAGCAGCCGTTAGAGAAGTTATGACACTTCAGGGTAAAGGCGACCTTCTTAGCAGGATTGGTACCACAGGCCCTGATATTAAAGGTGCTATGGCTAGTAAGTTTGGCATTGAGCCAACGAGGTAAGTATGACTCCGGCTGAGCGGTATCAAAAGATTATTGATAACGTCAAGATCATGACGCAGAAGGATGCGTCTAATCAGGAGATATTGTCTTATCTTAATTACGAGGGGTTGAGTGGTAAAGATTTTATGTCTTTACTGGAAGGCCCAACCGTACTGGGTCAAGTTGGCGAAGCTTTTAAAGGTATCCCTGCTGGTGCTGTGGGCCTTGTTGAACAAGCAGCTATCGGTGCGTCTGCTTTACTCCCTGACGAATATGAGCCGAGTGTACGTGAAACCATTTCGGATGTAGCTACTGCCGCACGCCGCCCCTTTGAAGCATCCCCCGGATACGAAGAAACTGTAGGACGTAAGCTTGGTGAAGCTGGTGGTTCGTTTGCACCGTTCTTGGCAACACTTCCATTTGGCTTACCGGGTGTAGCCGCCGCTTTAGGTCTTGGTGTGGGTGCTGGTGCTGGTGAAGCACGTACCCGTGCAGAACAAGAAGGTGCCACTGAAGAACAACGTGCCACAGCCACTGCGCTTGGTACCATCCCTGGCGCCCTTGAGTTGTTTGCTCCCTTCAGGATCTTGAGACGTATCCCTGAGGGTGAAGTTATTTCAGGTGTTGAGCGAGTCAAACGAGCATTTATTGCTGGTGGTGAAGAGAGCGCACAAGAAGCGGCGTCTGCTGTTGCTCAAAACTTAATTGCACGTGAAGTTTACAAACCAAGCCAAGAGCTTGTGGAAGGCGCTGGAGAACAAGCCGCTTACGGTGGTGCAGTCGGTGCGATTGCTCAAGGTCTGTTTGATTTAGCCATTCCCGGTAAACAGCGTGGGGCAGCTCCCTCACCAACTCAACCTGTAGAACCTGCTCAAACGCCAGTCGGTGTACCCGCTGAAGCCAAACAGTTGGGGTTGTTTGCAGACGAAGAGATACCAGTTGCTCTTACTCCTGATGTAGGAGAAGAAGGCGGTGTGTACGCCATGCGTGAAGAGTCCATGATGGACGATGCGCGGCGGCAACAAGCACTTGTTGATGCAGACCGGTTGCGAGATGAGTTCGATACTTTGCAGCGAGAAAATGAGCGTCTGGCTGCGGCGTTCCAGCGTGCGGAAACTGATGAAGAGAAAGCGGCTATTAGAAAAGAAGCTAATCGCATTGCCCCTGCGCTACGTGATTTAGAGAAAGAAATTAAAAAGATTGAGACGAAGCTTCCTAAGGAAGATCGTGGTCGTCCAACAGCGGCTCCTGAGCAGATGGCGCTTGACTTTGAGGCTCCGCTTATGGAGCGTCAGAAGACTGGAGAAGGTGTTGTATTAGGTGAGAAACCCGAAGCGGCGCCGGAAGGACTGACACCACAACAACAAACATTTTTTCAGGAGTCACAACTCCAAGGTATCCGTGATCGCATTGCTGATGGACAGCCTGTTACCGATGCCGACAGGGCACGGTTGCGTTTGGCAGAACAAGAACAGCGTCAAGAGTTTGAAGCAACACCCACTCCTGAACTCATAACTCCTGAAGAAAAGCCTGAGGCTAGACCTCCTTTTGCACTGCAACGTACTGATATTGAACAGCCCAGTGCCGCACCCCGTGAGCCTATTACAGTAACTCCTGAGGGCGAAGCAATCATAGGCCGTCCTGAAGTTGAAGAGCGTCGGGTGTCTGAGGACGACTTTACCCAGATGGGTATTGGCAAGACCAACAAAAAACTACGGGAACAGCTTATCGGTAAAGATCTTGCTGATCCTGCTCAACGGGAAGAAGTTAGAGCCATCCTTGAAGATTTCGCAAATGCACCCAACCGTAGTGAAAAGCTACGCACGGGCGTAGAAAACTTCTTGGCCCAGCCCATGTTTATGGAGCAAATGGGGCTTGATCTTCAGCCAAGGAGGGAACCTCGTGTTAGAAAGCCTAGAGAACCTGACGGACAGCCAAGTAAGCCTAGCGTTCCACCACCTGTCACAGGGGGAGCCGCCCCCACCGGAGCTGGACCATCTGTCGATCAAGGAATGGGCTTTGTTAGCGATGCTTTTGGAGGTAGTGATGCAAGAGAAGAAACTCCACAGTCTCCAATAACTAGAAAACAACGAAGTACCTTTGGCAAAGCAATTGGTGCAGTTAACCAAGACCCTTTGCGTGGGAGAATGAACCCCAAGCTGGCACGTGCTATGGAGGCTGGCGATGCTCGGTCCGTCCTTGATATTCTGTCTGAGAGCAAGAACCCCATCTACCGTTGGCTTGCTGATAAAGCGCGGTCAATTCCGGGCCTTAAATTTAAGGTAGGTGACGAGACAGAAACGTCCCAACGGAACTTAGATGCGCAAATAGAAGTAGCTTTAGTAAATGTGGCTGAGCTAGAACTTATGCGTAAAGCAAAGCCTGAAGTCGATGCTTCTCCAGGTAATACCCTACCCAATCTAAACAAGTATTCTCAAGATGTTTACCTCGGCAAAAAAGGCACTCAACGACTGACTCTTGGTGCTACGCTCTATACGGACAAGGCTGGGTTCAACGAGCGTTTAGATTTTCTTGAAAAGAATGTTGCCCCTAATGCTGACCGTATTAAAGCGATGGCTGATTTTATGGGGCAGAGGGTGGAAGTGGCTGGTTCGTATGATCCCGCTACTAAAACTGTAAGCGCCGTTGATATTTACGCTAACAGAGAAGATGTTGTAGCACACGAGATTGGACATGCGCTAACTGCTGAAGCTATAAAGCGGCCTAACGTCACACAGAAACCTATTGTAGAGAAGTTAAAGGCTTTGTATGAGACGGTTAAAAATGACCCGCTTATTAAAGATGATTACGGTGCGTCTTCGCTTGAGGAGTTTGTGGCTGAAGGTTGGGGCAATTCAGAGTTTCAGTTAAAGCTGTCTCAGATTAAATATGCGGCAACAACTGCTTGGGGTAAGTTTACTGAGTACGTTGCCAAGCTACTTGGTCTAAAGCAAGACAATGCTTTTGTAGAGTTCATGGCCCTTGGTGAAAGCTTGGTTGAAGGGTCTGATCTTAAAGTGCCCCCCAGCAAAAGCTTTATCGCCAATGCCCGGAAAGCTTACATGGAGCAAAAGGGTAAAAACGACCCTGCATGGGCACAGCTCAGTGAGCAGAGAAAGAACGAGTGGTATGACATCTACGAGATGGAAAGCTTAGAGCCTCGTTACGAAAGCTCCCCCAAGCTCTTCAAAGTCGAAAAGATGACGATTACTCCTGAAGGTCAGGCAATCCTTAACACCATCGAAGGCATGGGGCGTAAGTATGAAGCGCCTTCAAAAGGGTATCTGGAAAGCATAAAGAAGTATTGGAATAACGAGAAAGACAACCCAACGATCTCTCCTCAGACTTCACGAAGTGCCGTTACTAGGTGGCTAGATCAATTTCAAACATGGACTTTCTCTGCCGATGCGGCACTAAACAATGAGATTCGTCGTCAAGTCATGGACTCCACCAAGAGTAACCAAGACAAGATCGGTGCGCTTTTAAACATCAGCATGAGCCAGACGGTACATGACGATGCGTTGGGAAATCTTATCCTCACAAACGGTCGTTTGGAATTTGATCCTGAGACGTATAAATATGTTGCTGTAGATAACAAAAACAACTTCGTTACCTTGGCGGGTCAAATACAGCAGATCGCTAGTCAATACGGGCTTACTGTAGATCAAACCGAAGCCATTGGGCATATTGCGTTTGAGGCACGCCGACTCAAAGGATTGCGTGAGTTTAACGAACGAGTTCGGCAAGAGGTTGATAAGCTAAACAGCCAGAACAGAAAAGCAGCAGCCGAACGCAGGGCGCAGGATATTAAGTTCATCCACATGACCGATCAGCAGATTGATACGGGCATGACGCTTTTTGACAAGATGCCTGAACTAAATCAGCTTGTCGAAACGTGGAACGGGATGCGTAGTAACACCCGTGATGTGATGGTTGATAGTGGTCTTTGGAGCGTAGAAGAAGCTGAATCTTTGTTGGCTAACGCAGACTACGTACCATTTACACGGGAAGAGCAGATTGAAGACGGGCGTGGGCCAAAAGAGTTCTTGAGCGGGCTGCAAGTAAACGCACGTGAAAAGAAGTTGAAAGGTACGCTGGACCCCGTTAATGATGTATTCAACAATATGGCCCGATGGACGCAATACGCTGTCAAGCGTGCAGTGCGAAATCGAAATGCTGTAGCTCTTGTTGATACGGCTGTTGAGAATGGTTTAGCTAAAAAGGTTGCCGCACCCAGTCGTAAAGGTAATACAGTAAAAGTTTGGAGGGACGGAAAAGAAGAGTTTTATGACATGGCTGACCCCATGTATATGGAAGCTTTTAAAGGGTTGGAGCCTGTTGCAATCCCGGCACTAAAAGTCATGGCGAAGTTTGCCAACTTCTTACGTCAGTCCGTGGTGCTTTACCCCCTCTTCTCTGTTGCTCAGGTGCCTCAAGATGCTTATGCGGCTATGTTCTCGTCTGGACTTAAAACCCGTTATGCACTGACTATTCCAGCACGGGCGGTTAAGGAGTTTATTAGGACTCTCACCAACTCTAGCCGCACAAATGCGGAACTGAAACGGTATGGGGTTGTAGGCGTTCGGGACTTTACGTCTGCCGTAGCCCGTATGGATGCTGAGATTTACTCTGGTCTGAAGGAAAAGCCCGGATTCGTGGGTTCACTTAAGCGTGGGTTAGAGCATATTGCGATGGCGTCAGACAATGCTGTGCGCCAAGCCGTTTATGAAGCTTCCTTGGCTCAGGGCCTTACAAAAGCAGAAGCTCTTGAGAAAGCGTTTGAGATTATTAATTTCCGCAGGCGTGGTTCAAGTAAAACTCTTGGCATGGCGGCACAAGTTATTCCGTTCTTCAATGCTTACTTGTCGGCCCAAAATGTTGCTCTTAAAACTATATCTGGCGTTGGCATTTCTCCGGGGGACAGGTCGGCGGCATTACGTACATTAGCGGCTACAACCGGAACGACTATGGCATTGGCTCTTATCTACGCCATGCTGATTAGTGATGATGAAGACTACTTAGACAAACCTCCTGTGGTGCGTGATCGCCTGTTCATGATTCCAGGTTCCGGTGGCCTAAGTATCCCAATACGCCCAGACATCTTTTCGATACCCAAGATTTTGACCGAGCATACTTATATGCTCATGACGGATGAGGGTACGCAAGACGGTCGTAAGTTTAGGGACTCAATGACAAGCGCATTAGTCAATTCAATCTCAAGCCCTACAGCGATACCGCAGGTCATCAAGCCTTTCTTTGAAGTTGGTGTTAATTACAACTTCTTCCAAGGAAGACCTCTTGTTGGTACTTATCAACAGAACCTTGAGTTAAGCAGGCAGTTTAACGACAGCACTTCAGAACTAGCCAAAGCTCTGGGAAGCACGAACCTTGTTTCTCCGATTGCAGTTGACCACGTAATTCGTGGGATGTTCGGAACGACAGGAAGCTTGATGCTCTACCTCACAAACGGCATGATGCACAACGACCCTATGGTTCCTCGTCCAGAACTTTCTTTACGGGATGCCGTTGCTTCGTTCCCCGGCATGAGTCCGTTCGTAAGCCGTGAGTATGGCACTGCTTTAAAGAATGACTTCTATGTGTTGAGGGAAGAAGTAGATAAGGCTGTGGATACGGCTAATGATCTGGCACGTAGAAGCCCACAAGATGTTCTTGAATACTTGGCTGACGAGAAAAATGCTAATCGAGTAGGTATTCGTAAAGCAGTGAACAGAATATCCAATGATCTTGCAGAGATACGCCGCACCATTTCTCAGGTCACAAACTCAGCGCAATACAATGCTCAGCAAAAGCAAGAGATGATTAAACAACTCAGAGATCTTGAGAAAGAACTCTTAAGGGACGTTAATCTAAAAGAGTTACGCCGTATCGCTCAGGTATAAAAAAACCCCGCACTAGGCGGGGTTCAAGCCTCTCTTGGAGGAGAAATGAGAGAGGAGAGTGACGGGCCAACTATATCACTTCGTTCTCCAACAACGCAAGCCGTATCTTCCTTTCTCCACAACTTGTTTACAAATAACGCTATATCGCCTGCGGGCGCCCTCACGCTTAATGAACTCTTCCACGGGCTTGGTATCTAGGCACGGTATAAAAAACGATCCGTCTACGGTCAGCTTGTTCCATTCAATCTTCACTGGCAGATTCATTATCGTCAGCATTTGAAAACACCTCTTCGTTGAAGAAGTCTAATTTGGATGTGTCAAACACCAGAGCATCTACGCCAGCGGTTGCCGATGCCAAAGTCCCAGACATCATGCGCTTCTTCTTAACTCCCAAAAACGCCTTGTTCTTTTTGTATCCAAGCAACGTGTCATCGTAGCTCAGGAACTGCCTGCCGCACTCGTCCCGATAGCTCTTGTTGACCACGAATAACAGCTTAGTATCAGGCTCGTACCGTGCGGTAAGTGGTCCTCTTGGCTCCCTGATTGCGCCCATCTCCAGTCCCGTGCGCTTGTCCATCTTGCCGTTGATAACCAGAATCTCGTGGAAGTGCTTTTGTAAAAAGCCGCCAAGGAAGTCTTCGCTATCACCTAAGGATTCCTTATTACTGATCCTTGTATTCTTAATTAAATCTACAACATACTGGAACACCGGCTCTATGGGGATGTTGTGTAGGCCGATGTTCTTAGCGATGATGCCACCTGTAATGGCAATAGCCGACCCAGCAGACCAGAAGCGTTCGGTGTTCTTGATCGCAGCCGCACGGTCAATCTTCTGATTGATACGGTTCAAAAGTTCAATGCACTCAGGCAGGTTGCTGGCAAGATATTTTATGTAGGGGTCAATGGCGTGCCCGTAGTTGTTAATGATCCGACCAAAGTGTGCCTTCGACCACGTTGGATCATCGTAGGGGTCTGCGAGTATGCGGTCCTCCAGTATCCGTAGCATCTCCGCTTCGGGGAACGATTTGATTGTCAGCAGTGCGTCTTTAATAGATCGGTTGGACGATGAGACGACCGGGATCTGCCAAGTTGTATTGTTGACTCGCTCCACGTTGGCCTTCGACGACATCCGATTTTTGCCTTTACCCGATGTAATGTCGTAAGCCAGATTTGACATGATCTCAGGCTTTAGATTGGTTAGCTCGTCAAGCGTAGGCGTCATTGATTGCATTGCACCAATACGCTGAAGTCTGTGGTTATGTGTGTCTTTGTAAGACAAGAGCAGTTCTTTTGGTCTGCCGTAGATGCTGTTGATGGCGTAGAGCAGAGTGGTCTTACCAGTACCACCGCCCTTACTAATCAGGTTCAGCAGAAATCCGTCAAGCATCCCTTCACCAACAAACTTCATCAGGGGGCCACCGAACCCCATAAAGAAAGCAAACGCACGCCCCTGCATGTGGTCCCGACCGTAGGCGTTAATGATGTCTTTCCAAACATGGAAGTCGCCCTTGGGTTGCAGTATGGGTATGATCGGCAGGGTTGCCGCTGTTGGAGGGCTGTATTTGGTTTCGCCCGATGCAAGGATCTCACGTTCACCGACAATAAATGCGCTGTTGTCATCAAGCCACCCAAACTGTTTACGGGCTATATCTGACTTGCTAGTTGACTGCAAATGCTCCACCCAACGGGCCACGTAGTTCATAAGTGCATCCTGTTTCTTACCCAGTACCGCCATACCTTGCGCGGCGATTGCGTTAATAAATTTTTCTTTTGACAAAACCGAATTGAGAGGGACAACAAACTCACGCACCCCGTCTCGTGGCAAGTGCAGTCTCAGTAATAAAGTCTCTCCCTCCTCGGGATCGTGGATACGCTTGACCACGTAGAAGTCATGCGCATAAACAAGTTCGTCTTTGTCGTCTTCTCTGTTGGGGTCTGCACGACGATAAACGCCGGTATTGTTGCCACGGAAATATGGAAACGGAAGCTCTGGAATTACGAACACCTTTTCTTCTTTGGTGACGCTCTCGACTTCCACGACCTCTTTCTCGCCTTCAGTGACAATGATCTCTCTGCCTATCTGAATGGGTGACGTAATCTTTTGGGAGCATCCTTCGCATACTTCGGGCTTGAGTTTCTTGAATGTTGCGCAGGTGTAGGGGCCTTTGGTTTCCCCTGCCTTTTTGATAGTTGTGCTTGCGTTGTATTCGGGATGACCCTTAGAAATTATGTGGATCGCTTTTTCTGCGTCCGAGCAGTGCTGAGCAATTGAAAGATTGGCCCTCCACAGTGGCTCTTCTATCGTGTCTTGATTTTCATAGGCGTTGGCTATCTGAGCGCATCCTTCACCCTGCATGGATTTAATTAGGATGGTCTTGAACTTCGCTTCGTAGTTGCCCATCAGGGCTAGAGTTGTGGCATCGAGTTGCCGCTTGAATGGGTTTGTGCCCGGTATATCCAGGGCGGATTCGTTACTTACTAAAAGATCTTTCAGCGTGTCTATTTCAACCGCCTGGCGAGCCATCAGTATCGTTGTTGGCTGTGGGTTCTCGGGATCTTTGAAGTTGAGTGTTTCGGGGATGCGCAGAATACGTGCAGTATCAGCAGTCACCGCAGGGTCAGCACGGAACTTGTGAGTCGCACACAGAGCCTTCAGGCCCTCGGCTAGGGGCTTCCATTCCTCTTTGGATATGGCCTGTTGTAACGCCCAATAAACGTGTATGCCGCGCCCTGAGTTGACGATTACGGTTGGTGCAGGCAGTCCAGCGGCTTTTACAAATGCTTTGGTAGCGGCAAGACCTTCGGCCTGATCTGGGTAGTCTTTGTTGGGTCCACAGTCAATATCGAGAAAGAAGCACTTGAGTTCCCGTGCGTTTGATACGGTGCGACCTTCTTCGCCATCATTGAAAGAAGCTAATGCAAAATAAGAGTCATAGCCTTTAACTGTTAAACCGTCTGCGTAATCTGAAACATCTTCTATGTTGTCAACAAAAACCTGTCTTGGTTTTTTATCCTTCAGCCCCACTACACAGTAGGCCCCCTTTGGGGGTAGGACTAAAGAAAGAAAATCTGTCCTCGATAGCATAGCCGTCCTTGGTTAGCCGTCATAAAAAGATTGGGGGGCAAGGGCAGACGGCCTCACCCTTTTCGGTAGCGAACCTAGCCCCCCGTAAGCCTTACATCTGAAGCTTAAAAACCAGCTTTTCTGCTTTTTCAGCGTGAGCGGCAGGTATCTTTGTCTGCCCCTTGAACCAGTTGTAAACCGTCATCCGTGTGACCCCAAAGAACTCTGCCACATCAGCAACAGAGATTTCTTTTTCGATGCAAACCTTGGCAAGCTTGGTACTTATCTTGTCTGGATCTGCCTCGTTGATCAGCTTGATGAACCTACTTGAGTAACCTTTCATGGCCCCCTCCTTATTCGTCGTCCCACTCTTCTAGGAGTTTGTTGAGGCTCTTCTTAGGAGCAGGGGCTTCTTCCTTCTTAGCGGAACGCTTGACGGGTTCGGCACTCTCAACCTCTTCCACTTCATCTTCCTCTTTAATTTCAGGCTTTGAAGTTTCCAGAGCGGGTTTAGAGTCTACACCATCCATCTGAGCGACGGTCATAGTGATTGCCTTAGTTGCGGCATCCGTCTTTCCCTGTTCTAATGCAAGGTTAAACTCGTCAGTCTCCAAGAACCGAGCAGGCTTAAACGTCAGCTTGGGTGTGGAAGAGTCAGTGTCAAACCGCATCTCAGTAACAACCGCTGTGATGGGCACGCCCTTACTACCAATCATCTTGGCGTAAGTTTGCAGAGGCCATTTGCCGGGTTCGCCTTCGCCAAAGATTGACTGAGACGGAAGAGTTAACTGGTAAACATCTCCACCGACATCGTTCTCAAGCACAACAGCTAGACGCTGAGAGAAGCGGCACGCACGGGAGTCACCCTGCCCAGAACCTTTTACGTTCTGAGGACAGCTAGAACACATCTTCGACTGGGGAAACTTTGCTGTAGCGTCAGGCTTATCACCGTCAGCAGACCAGCAGTCGGGGTGCGTAGCAACACCCTTCTTGTAAACCCCAGCGTAGAAAGTGCGTGACACCTTGGGGGCGGCGGCAACAATCACCACGTTCATAGAACGCTCTTCGTTACGGGCTACCTCGTTCCCGTTGACAAGCATACGCCACACACCACCTTCAATGGAGATACGCTTGTTAGTACCTCCAGTGCTACCCATAAGGGCTTTTGTAGTTTCATCTAACACATCCAGCGAACGTAGATGGGCGGGTAGTTTTTGATCAAGAATTGCAAGTTCACTCATTTTTACTTTCTCCTAACGGTTACTGCATATCGACTATCGACTTGAAGACCGGGCGGTAACAAATCGGGGTTTTCCTCAAGAAACGTAGACATGTTGGTCTGCGCAATGCGCTTCTCAAGCAGTTCCAACGTGCCGTGTTCCTTAAGAAATTCGTGGAAAGAGTGCCAGTCGTTGGTCCAATAGCGTTTCGCTACACGGCGTGTCACCGTGCCAAATTCCGTGCGTAAGCTATCAGCACCTGTTTCCTTACACATCTCTAGCAGTTCGCCTTCGATGAGTTCAAGGGCCTCTTTAAGATTGTTGTCTTCTTTCTCATACTGGTCGGCTAACTCTTTTCGCTTGTCTCTAATGCGAACGTAAGTCTTGACCAGCTTGTCAGCTTTAATTTCCATCGTCACTCTCCATTGTTATAACAGCCACAACTAAATTCTATAACTTAAATTATACATTGTCAACCCTCTTCGATTAAATTTTTGTAGAGGTCCACAACTTTTGTGTGAATGTCTACCTTCGACTCCAGCATGGCGTACATCCGCTTCTCCACGGGCGATCCCTGCAAGTGAACCACCGTACATGGGTTGCGTTGACCGGCACGATGCACACGGGCGTTGGCCTGCAAATAAGTTTCGACTGACATCACCGGGGACCAATACACCACCACGTTTGCCGCATGAAGCGTTACGCCGTGCGATGCCGCTTGAGGTTGTATGACAAGCACTCGTGGGTTGTCTTCCGTCTGGAACCGATTAAATATCTCTGTACGTCTACCCGCCGATACTGCACCACTGATGATCTCTGCTGTATAGCCTGACTTTATAAGCTCTTCAAAGACAATCTGGATTGCGTGGCGGTAGGGCACGAACACAATGACTTTATGACTTGCCTCGTCAATAACTTCTTTGAGGGCTTCCAATCGGTTTGATGCGTCAAACGCTACAACTTCTCCACTGTCCGAATAGACTGCACCACAAGATAATTGTAGGAGTTTGTTCAGGTTCGCTGCTGCATTAACGGTTGTAATGTCTTCGCCAGCCGCCGTGACGACCATGTGTTTACGAATCGTTTCGTAGTAGCGTTTCTGCTGTGCGGTAAGGGGAACCTCACGGGTTACGTAAGTCATGTCGGGTAGGTCAAGGCACTCTTCTTTTGTAAACCTAATCGCCGGTTGCAATGCCTTATGCACAACGTCTTCTGCACGGGGCCTTGGAACCCACTTAAACTCCGTGATCTTCTGCATCACCATGTCTTTGAAAGAACCAAAAAACCGTGGCACACCGTCTGGGTTGATGATCTTGGCTAGTCCAAATGCGTCTGTTGGTGCTTGAGAAGCTGGAGTCCCTGTCATCATCCACACCCAAGTCTTAGCTTGGATTAGGGAGTTCAGTACTTTCCAACGTCTTGTGGAAACAGTTTTATAGGCGTTAGCTTCATCAACCACGATCAGATCAAAGTCGCTTTCAAGCACTGCGTCTTTAATGATCTCAAGGCCATCAAAGTTACAGACCACAAACTCTACGTTTGACTTGATTACCTTGATTCTTTTCTCACGGGTGTAGCTATGAGCGATGCCTACGGTACGGTGCATGGCGAACTTAAACAAATCGTTTTGCCAAGCCGATTGCATGATTGATAAGGGGCACAGCACAAGCACTCGCTTTATAAACCCAAGCTTCATCAGGTAGTCTGCGGCCCAGATAACGCTTCCTGTCTTGCCTGTACCCTGCTCGTTGAACACAAAGGCTCGTCGATGCAATGTTAAAAACTCAGAAGTTTTAATCTGGTGTTTGAACGGCCTGTACATTCCGGGCCAGTTGTAGTGCGCAACGATTGGAGAGGGCACATTCTTTATGCGGAGGTTCTTTAAAACTTGGGCTTCCTCCAGCCCCCACTTTACTAGCACTTCGCCAGAGTCCAGAACTTTGGCTTTTGGGATCACCGTTGTGATACGCCCCGGCTCCCTGACTTTCAAAAGTAACGCCTTGTTTTCTATTATTTGCATGTCACCCTCAAAGCGATTTAGGCCGAAAGCGGTCTATCCACTTTCAGCCAACAAGTTATTGTAAATTGTAAAATCTGTACTACTTTTTACTACGTTCGCGCTTGCTCGTTTCTGATACAAGCTTACCGGAAGAGTCACGTTTAAATGAACGATTCCGAGAAGCTGATGTTACCACAACTCCATCTTTGTTACTACCACCCTTGCTTAGAGCTTTCTTGTGGGCGATGTCTTTGCCTTCGCGCTTGTCTGCTTTACCGTTGCCGTTAGCGTCTTTGCCGTTCTTATCTAATTTTCTACGGGCACGTTGACGCTCCATCCGGTCCTCGTGTTCACCACGGGCTTTCTGGAGTTGGTATTCCTTTTTATACGGGCGTGGAGTCTTGGTATATGGCACGGTATCGCTCTTTACTAATTTCGTATTCGTGAACGCCTAAACTAAAAATCTTTACAAGTTCTTCGTCGGGATGCTCTTCTTCAAACCAACCTCGGGCAACATGCACCTTTGGTGCTAGGTACGAAAACATCCTGACCTTATACTTCGGATCTTTCGATTTCACCCACACAACGACGTTGTGTAGACGGGCTTTAATGGTGTCTGCCATTATGGATACAGCTTACTACTGCACAGAAATTTTTACAAGAGAAGTTCGGTTTCGGGTTCCAAACCTCGGTTTTATAAGCCTCCTCCAGCCGGTTAGTGTCCTCCAGCCAGCTAAGCCAAGCACGCTCGTTGCCCTGCTCGTACTCAGTTTTTACAAAGTCGTTTGCCACCACAAACAGCAGACCAGCCTTGACCCGTTTTACTTTGGGAAAGTGCTTGAAAAGGGCCAGCGAAAGTATTTCTAACTGCTTCGTATCTGCATACCGACTGCTCTTGCCGGTTTTGTAATCCACCACAAAAGCCATTCCTTTCTCTTCGTTTAGCACGATCAGATCAGCGATCCCACGCCACCAAACATTGTTTGAAAAGAAGTCGCACGGCTCTAAGTCCTTGGTCAATCCCATTTTGTATTCACAGAGCTTGGCGCCATCGAGTTCGTTTAACTTCTCAAGAGGTTGCTGGATGAACGCAAACTTGGAAGGGATTGGTTCACCGTCACGAATAAACTTTTCAGCCGCCTCATGCACCTGAGTCCCGTAGGTCAAAGCTTCGGTTTCTGGTTCCTTGAAGTCTTTGGCAACTCGTAAGTGAAAATACTTTTTGGGACACTGTTTGAAAAGTGCTAGTGATGAGTAGGACCATTTAATCGTTGACATTGGATAGAATCGCCGCTTTGAGAAGCCTTAATTCTACTATGATGTTGCTAATTTTCTCTGCTGATTCTACAAACTTGTTGTCATTTGCTTCTTCATACACCTGGCGGAGCTGTCGTGTTGCCTCGATGTAGTGTCCAGCAAAATTAAGTTTCTCCATAGTTATCTCCATATCCGACTTCACAGTTAAGGGGTAGGTCTTGACACCAGCTTGGTCGCCACCTCATGCACTCTTCGACATATTTGACCGCCTCTTCAGCCTCGTTTTTAGGGGCTACACAGGCCACGGCATCATGGACCGTTAGGACCACACGGTAACGCTTCGAAATCCGAATCATTTGCTCGGCTATAACGCACCTAGCAATTGCTTGACAGATATTCTCCACCACCTTGCCGCCGTAGATTTTAGTCATGCCCTTGCGGGTTTTGTATTGGTATTGATACTTACCCTCAGCATCGGTTGTTTTTTCAAGTCCGTCGTACCGTTGCCATAACCCACTTGGTAACTTGAACCCTTGTCTAGCTGGGTCGAACTCAAGCACGCCCTCTTTACCAAGCACAGCCGCATTGTTCTGGATGATCGCTTCCAAACACGACTGAGCCTGTCGCCACAAAGCTGTTATGTCTGGATATGTTTTGCGATACACCCCGATGATGTGGGTTGATTCTTCGATGGGGATGTCGGTTCCAAAGGTCTTAAGCTGAGCCTGAAACTTTAACGCCCCCATGCCGTAGCCTGAGCCAAGAATGGTTGTCTTACCAACGAACCGTTCTTCTTTTGTTATCTCTTCCACAGACTTGTTGTAGATAGCCGAGGCCATTATTTTGTAAACGTCTTCGCCCTTGTCAAAAGCTTCAACAAGATCGTTCTGCTCAGCCAGCCACGCAAGCACTCGCGCTTCAATTTGGGAAGAGTCAGCGTCAACAATCACATGCCCTTTCGGTGCGCAGATGGAAGATTTAAGCTTGCCTGCGTTTTGCCCACGTGAGGGAAGGTTTTGCAAATTAACTTTGTCGTCACCACCCCACCGTCCTGTATGCGCCGCATAATACTTTAGGGGAACTGGCATCAGTCCTCTCTTCGCAATG